GAAGAATCGTTTTCTAAGATAGTGAAGGAGTATGACTAATGGCTGGTAGTCGCACGCTTAAACTTTCCATTCTTGGTGACGTTGACAATCTCAACAAATCGCTGAAATCTGCAACCCAAGACGTTGACACATTTGGCGACAAGATTGGCAAGACTGGCAAAATGATTGGCGCGGCGTTTGTCGCTGCTGCCGCTGCTGCTGGTGCTTATGCCGTCAAAATAGGCATTGAAGGCGTCAAGGCAGCCGTTGAAGACGAAAAGGCACAGACACAACTTGCCCTTGCCTTGGAGAACGCCACAGGGGCAACCAAGGGGCAAATTGCGGCCACCGAACAATCCATTCTTAAAATGTCACTTGCCACTGGTGTGGCTGACGATCAGTTGCGACCAGCCTTGGGACGCTTGGTGCGTTCAACTGGTGACATTACAAAGGCACAAGATTTACTTACAAACGCACTAGACATTGCAACTGCCACGGGTAAGCCACTGGAAACCGTTGCGAACGCGTTGGGCAAGGCTTATGACGGCAACAGTGCTGCCTTGGGCAAATTGGGAATCGGTCTTTCAGCTGCTGAATTGAAGACCATGAGTTTTACAGAAGTGCAAGGTCGCCTTACAGATTTATTCGGCGGCGCAGCAGCGCGTAACGCAGACACTTATGCTGGACGCATTGCCCGTATGCAGGTGGCATTTGACGAAGCCAAAGAGACAATTGGTTTTGCATTGTTGCCAATACTTGAAAAAGTTATTAACTTTATTAACCAAAACGCATTGCCAGCAATTAACGCATTTTCAAAGGCTTTCAGTCTTGACGGCAACGGACTTGGTGGAACAATCACAACCGTTGGCAACATTATGAGTTCAGTCTTTACGCCAATTATTAACGGCTTAGTAACAGCATTTGGATACGTTAAACAGGCAATTGGCGACAACCTTGAAACCTTCAAAGTGTTCGGCGCATATATTGCAACTTACCTTGCACCAGTAATCGGCACGGTTTTAGGCGGGGCGTTACAGGTTGCAGGCAAAATCGCTGGGGGTGTCATTAACATCATTGCTGGCGTAGTCCAAGTTCTGAATGGTTTAATTGCAGGCGCGGTTGCAGGAATTAACGCCTTGATCAGTGCTTACAATTCAATTCCATTTTTGCCCAACGTTTCCAAAATTTCTGCACCAAGTGTAAAAGTTCCAACCATTTCAGTGCCGACAGGTTCAACCGCTTCCATTCCTTCAGTCCCAACAATTAAACTTCCAAGTAGTGCAGGAAGCACTGGCACAAGCGGCGGTGGTATTGCCGCAGCAGCAAAGGCAGGCGCAGGCGTTGCAGCTACGGTTGCAGGTGGCGGAATCACGGATTCACAAAACACCGCCCGCTTAATCGCTGCTGGTGGTGCATTTACTGATTCACAAAACGCAGCACGTATCAGCATTACAGTTAACGGTGCAATTGACAAAGAAGGCACTGCCCGCACAATTGTTGAGACTTTAAACAATTCGTACTATCGGGGCACTGGTGGTGCAACCGCGCTTGTGACAATCTAATGACGCAATGGAATCCCATTTGGCAGGTTGAAATTGACGGCGTTGAATACACTGACGCAGTTTTGGCAAACTTGGTCATTCGTAGTGGTCGGACAAATATCTATGAGCAAGCACAGGCGGGTTACGTCAATCTTCAGTTGATTGACCTTGCACAAACAATTGTCCCAGTGGTAATCAACTCAACAATCAGTGTTTCGGTCAAGGACACGGCAGGCACATTTATTGCAATTTTTGGTGGCAATGTCGTGGATATTGGCTTGGAAGTGCGTGAAGTAGGTTCGACAACTTTCACGCAGACTTATTCAATCACTGCGCTTGGTGCGTTGGCGCGCTTGCCAAAGTCGTTGACCAACGGCGTACTTTCCAAAGATTTTGACGGCAATCAAATTTACACAATCCTTTCAGATTTACTTTTAAACACTTGGGCTGAAGTGCCCGGGGCATTGACTTGGGCAACCTACGACCCAACAACTACTTGGGCAACGGCTGAAAACATAGGACTTGGAGAAATTGACCAACCTGGGGATTACGAATTGGCAGCACGATCTTCAGACCGCACTGACGTTTATTCGCTGGTTTCAGCACTTGCCACTTCAGGTCTTGGTTATATTTATGAGGACGCGCAAGGTCGCATTTCATACGCTGACGCAACCCACCGCAGCCAATATCTTGCTGCCAATGGCTACGTTCAACTTACGGCAAACCAAGCCCGTGCGGCTGGATTACGCACTGAAACCCGTGCAGGCGACGTACGCAATGACCTAACAATTAAGTACGGTGCGACAAGTAGTGCAGAAAAATCTGCCAGCGACGCTACTTCAATTCTTACTTATGGCACACTTGCACAAATTATTACAACAACACTTCACAATGCCACCGACGCTGAAGACCAAGCGGATTTCTATTTGGCATTGCGAAAGGACCCACAGGCGATTTTTAGTGAAATTACGTTTGACCTGACAAATCCTGAATTGGACAACGCCGACCGTGACGACCTGATTGGCGTGTTCATGGGGCAACCCGTGGCAATCAACGACCTACCCGCCAACATGGGTTCAATTTTCCAAGGATTTGTTGAAGGTTGGTCGTTTCAGGCTTCATACAACCAAGTTTCGGTTTCCTTGATTGTGTCACCAGTGGCGTATTCGTTGCAGGCACTTGAATGGGACGAAATTTCTAACACATTTACTTGGTCGGGCGTGTCGCCAACGCTTGACTGGGCACGTGCAACAATTATCACTTAACAAGGAGACAACTTATGACAAACCCGACGAATCCGTTTAACTGGCAAATGCCGACGGCGAGTGACCTTGTAACGGATTTACCAGCAGACTTTGAAGTTTTTGGTCAAGCCGTTGCAACTTCAATGGCTGATCTACTTGGTGGCACAACTGGTCAGGTACTTTCAAAGACTTCAAACACGGACATGGATTTCACATGGGTGACCAGTGATGACGCAAACGCAATTCAAAATTCAATCGTTGACGCTAAGGGCGACTTAATTGCAGCAACTGCAAATGACACGCCCGCACGCCTAGCAGTGGGAACAAACGGTCACGTTTTAACTGCGGATTCAACCGCCGCAACAGGTATCAAATGGGCTGCACCAGCCGGCGGTGGAAAAGTTTTGCAGGTTGTAAATGCAACTTATGGTGTAGCAGTATCCAACAGCACAAGCACTTATGCAGACACAGGACTTACAGCAACAATCACGCCATCATCTGCATCAAGCAAAATCTTGGTTCTTTTCCAGCAAAATGGATTGAATAAAAGTGCTGCTAATGTTTCAAGTCGTGTCAATATACGACTTCTAAGAGGCGCGACAAGCATCTTATCGCTTGGAGATTACTTTCTTTACAATGGAACAGCAGTTGAAATCGTCGGAGAAACAGCATCTGCCTCATATCTTGATTCACCAGCTACAACATCAGCGACAACATACAAAACTCAATTTATGAATCCAGTTAATGTTGCATCTGTTGCAGTGCAAGCAGTCAGCGTACACACATCAACAATCACACTTCTCGAAATAGGTGCATAATGGCAACAGGTACAAATGTCTTAGAAATGCTACTTCCAGAAGGTGGCTGGATTCTTATTGGTGATGACTTTGACGGTATTACTTTTGTTGATGAGCGACCACGCTGCACTAAAGCACAATTCGAAGCGGGCTTCGCACAATGGGACGCTTGGAAAGCCGAGCAAGATGCAAAGGCAGAAGCAGACAAAGCAGCAGCACAGGCAAAACTTGCTGCGCTTGGTTTAACTGCTGACGACTTAAAGGCACTTGGGCTATAAGTGGAACACTCGACTAAGATTTATCCGGAAGGCACTGCTGCACGGATCATCGAAGTCGCACTAGCTGAAGTCGGCACGGTAGAGACTGGCGAGAATCTGACAAAGTACGGCAAGTTTACAAAGGCCGATGGATTGCCCTGGTGCGGATCCTTCTGCAACTGGGTCTTTCACACTGCCGGCGTCAAGATTCCATCAATGGTTTCAACGGCTGCCGGAGCTCATAAGATGAAAGAGCTTGGCCGATGGATTGAAGATAAGCCGCAGCTTGGAGATCTATGTTTTATGGATTTTCCACACGATGGCATTGATCGCATTAGTCACATCGGAATCGTCGTCAAGGTTGGCACAACAAGCGTTCTCTGCATTGAAGGCAATACGTCCGGAGAAGGCGACCAACGCAACGGCGGAATGGTCATGGTAAAGCGTCGCTATATTGGCAAAGAGATTGTTGGTTTCGCTAGGCCGAAGCTCGTAACCTATACAGGAGAATATCCAGTGGTCGAGCCACTTCCACAGGCAAAGCCGAAAAAGGAGAAGAAGAAATGACACAATTTAAGGCACTCGCGGCATCATGGGCTAGATCATCAGTGGCCGGAATGTTAGCCGTCTATATGACAGGCAATACGAATCCAAAAGATTTAGCGATGGGGCTTGTCGCTGGTCTTGTTCCAATGTTGGCACGCTGGGCTAATCCGAACGACATTTCTTTCGGTCGCCAGAAGTGAGCGTAGGCGAATGGACGGCGGTCGGTGGTCTTGTTCTTGCGGTGCTGACTGCCATCTATTCGTCAATGAGATTCATGGTGAAGTCGATCATGCGAGAGCTTTCACCGAATGGTGGCAACTCTCTCAAGGATCAAGTTTCTCGAATTGAGGCACGTTTAGATCAACTGATGCTGGAGATTGCTCTCAAGAAATAGACACGCCGACGTCAATCTTGAAATTGTCGGACATAGATGTCACTCTGTATCTGGGAGCATTCGACAAGGCTCCCACGGGAGCAAAAAATGACAACAAGTGAAATCGGACTATTTGTCCTTATGGCTATCGCCTGTATTCTTTGGGCGATTGTGAGCTATTCAGTAGGCTACAAAGAAGGCCACAGAGAAGGCTATCAACGCGGCAAAGCAGTCGGCCGTCACATCTCAGCTCAGGCGGTGCGCTAATGGGATTCCTGGACAACTACGAAGCTGCTCGCGCTCGCACTGATCGCTGGCTGGCAACATATCCAACTGGTCGCATTGAAACAGAAATCATGGAGTTCAGCGCCGAAAAGGGCTACGTTCTAGTCAAGGCAACTGGCTACCGAAATGCCGATGATTTATATCCAGCCGGCGTTGATTTCGCTTATGGCTATCAGGGCGCTTATGTGCAGAATATGAAACGCTGGTTCGTTGAAGATACAGTCACCAGCGCAATTCTTAGAGTTATGCAGCTCATTATGGGCGGTGCAGAGCGAACAGTGCGCGAGACTATGGAGCAGATCGAGAAGCTACCAGCAAAGGTTGCTAACATTGAGCCGGATTATTGGAACACTAAATTCGGAGACGTGCCATCGTTTAAGACACGTGAAGAGGCAGAAGAGGCCGGCATTCCAACGCTGGGAACGGCCATTGACACCATCAAAGAGACTTTAGGCGGCGTTCAGGTAGCTGCTGCTCCTCTGTGTTCTCATGGTCACATGATCTGGCGTGAAGGCACATCGGCCAAGACCGGAAAAGGCTGGGGCGGTTATATGTGCTCCGAAAAGGCTAAGGCGAAGCAGTGTCCGCCAGCCTGGTACATGCTCGGATCTGATGGACAGTGGAGGCCACAAGTATGACAAAGAATCGATTGATCCGAATTCTTGTGATTATCGAATGCGTGTTGATTGTGGCTCTTATTGTGGTGGCAACACGATGAGCCGCGTAACTGAAATGATTGATGTCGATTCAATGATTGGTCGAACTCTGATAGATGGCAAAATTGTCGCAGAATACAAAGTCGAAAACTGCGACAACTGCAAGCGCATTGAAATGCTAGATCGTGCCGGCTATCTCAAAGCCGTCGGAGGAGAGCCTGTATTGTGGTTCTGTATTCAATGCAGAAAATGACTATAAGCGCGGCTGATGAATGGGCGATTCATAAGCGAGCCGTTGATGTGGTGTTCTCATACAGTGGCCAACTCGGAACGACGATTCATTACAACTCAAAGCTGAATAATCACGAACAGGTAACGGAATACGCTGAAAGCCTGGGAGCTGAAATGATTGTGGCCAGATACTTCGGCCTTGACTATGACATCAACCTATCGAACGGCAAGCGAGGAGCTGATGTAGGTCAAGGGCTAGAAGTACGCTGGACGTC